ACTATCTTCGCCCAGTTCATAGTTTTAATTGTTTGTAAAGAAAGTTCCCGTTCATTTGTTTGTTCGGGAATTTTTGTATATTAGCGCCATGAAGGTGTTATTTTATAATAATTTTTGTGACAAAAGAGGAAATAGATAGCTATTTTACTTCAAACATTCAGAAGATAACCGACATAATAAAACAACATCGGTCAAAGTGCGCAACCGCTAATGTTATAGACATAACAACCGACATTTATTTGCTTTGCGTAGAGAAAGCAGATACCATACAAGAAAGCAAAATAGACAACTTTATAGGTAGTGCATCGTTAATATTATACAAATACTCAACATCACCGTTCAACTATAAAACAAACAAAGTTTTCGCAAACGAAATTGAACATGATTATATATATGAAGAGGAGATCATAGGTTTGGACATACAGATACAAAATATGGAGTATTTATTTCAAAAGTACCTAATAGATGCTAGACCTAGTGAAGTGCTATTCTTTGACCTATATGTTAATCAAGGAATAAGAAGCGTTAGAAAGATTAAAGAAAAGTTAAATATTAGCCATTACGGGGCATATACATTGATAAACGATTTTAAACAAAAAATAAAAGAATATGAAAGGAAAGCAAAGTTCGATGAAGCGTAAAGTTACCGCGCCAGTGGAAGAGGTAATTATTGAGCAACCAAAAAAGAAAGAAAATGTACAAGCTAAAAATACCAAAGGGAGTAACGGTAATACTAAAAAATAGAGGCATAACAATAGACGGAAACAAGGAATACAACCAAATAACATTAGAGAGCTGGTATAATATTGGGCTGACCCAATTTGTCAGCAAGTCGAAACCAAAAAAAGATGGAGGAGGAATCGATATTTAAAGTGTTATGGTTAAGTAAAACTAGTAAAGCATTAAAGTCGTTTGTCTTCACAACATACCAGGACGACCCACAGAACAAGCGGTCAATATTTCATGATGAAGAGACTGACAAAGTATTAACGCTTTACTATGATGACTTAGCATATCTAATAACTTCGATTTATGAGCCATATAAACACGATTAACTATGGGAACAAGAAAAGGACTAAGTAAATACATAGAGACACCCGAAAAGATGTGGGAGTTATTTACCGATTATAAAGATTCAGTAAAGAGTAACCCAAGGCTAGTAACAGAATTTCACGGCAAAGATGGAGACGAGAGAATAAAGCCGTTAGAACGACCTTTGACCTTGGATGGGTTTGAGACTTATTGTTATGATTTAGTAGGGGATATCACAGCGTATTTAGTTAATAGAGATGAAAGATACAGCAACTATTCCACCATCATTACGCGTATACGCAAAGAAATACGAGACGATCAGATAAGTGGGGGAATGGTAGGACAATATAATAGTAACCTAACAGCACGACTAAACGGGTTGGTTGACAAGAAAGAAACTGAGGTAAAAGGCGAGCCTAGAATATTTAACTTAGAATGAGTTTCAAAGTCACCACAGCATTAAGAAAGATGTTAGCCATGAAAGCCCGTAAAAAGGTTATACAAGGCGCAACGTCGAGCGGTAAGACTTATGGCATTATTCCGATACTATATGATAAATGTTTAGCAACCCCACGATTAAAAGTAACGGTTGTAGCTGAGACGTTGCCCGCGGTTAAGGAGGGTTGTGTTGACATATTCAAGAACTTTATGATGGATGAGGGTAGGTGGAACGATGACCAATGGAACGCTACCGAATTAGTATATACTAGTTTGAACAAATCAAAGATACAATTCAAGTCATTTGATTCAGTAGGTAAAGCAAAAGCAGCGGGTAAGCGTGACATACTATTTTTAAACGAGGGCAACCATATACCCTATCCAATAGCAGACGCGTTAATCATACGTTCACAAGAAGTGTGGATAGACTTTAACGCTGATAGTGAGTTTTGGGCGCACACTGAAATATTACAGCAACCTAATAGCGAGTTTCTAAAACTAACTTATGAGGACAACGAAGCCATCCCAAGTGCCACGTATGAAGACTTAATGTACAAAAAGAGTAAAGCGGATGAGGAAGAGCGAAACGGTCAGAAAGGCTATTGGTGGAACTGGTGGCAAGTTTATGGACTTGGCGAAATAGGTAACTTGCAAGGGGTTGTTTTTAACAATTGGAAGATGGTTAAAGATATTCCCGACCATGCTAAGCTAGTAGGCTATGGACTTGACTATGGTTATCGAAACGACCCAACAGCATTAACGGCTATATACTATGCAGATAACATATACTACTTAGATGAGTTAATCTATAAAACTGGGTTATTGAATAGGGCAATAAGTCAAAAGATGGTTGAGCTAGGAGTGGATAGATACACAAGCATAACAGCTGACAGCGCTGAAATGAAATCAAACGATGAGTTAAAGGTTGAGGGGTGGCGAGTTATTGACGCTAAAAAAGGCGCGGATAGTATTGTGTATGGTATTAGCAGAATGCAAGAATTAGATTTAAGGGTAACCGAAAGAAGCCGTAATTTAATAGTTGAACTACGTAACTACATTTGGGCAACTGATAGAGACGGCAACCCTACAAATAAGCCTATTGACAATTATAACCATGCTATTGACGGGGTGCGTTATCACTTCCAAACAAACACAGCAGACCCAAACAAACCACGTTTTGCGTTATAAACACTTTGATAATTATTATATATAATAGTAATGGCAGAGAAGCAAGATGTATGGAGGCGATTAGGAACGGCAACGCGTGTAATGAATACCGAGATAAAAAAGGAAATCATTAGACAAGACGCAATAGACACGGGGAGAATGCGTAACGTTACCAAGATAGTAAAACTAAATTGGAGCGAGACAAAGGATGATATAGACATGGATATAAGTAGTACGTTTTATTACATATATGTTGATGAGGGTAAAAGTAGAAAGTGGAAAGGTGGCAAGGTAAATAGAAATATTACTAAAGCGTTTATGAAGCGCGAAAAGGTGAAACAACAAATTGAAGCATTGATTAAAGTAATTTTTGAGTATAGAATAGATCAACAATTTAGATAATGGCAATAACGATAATAGCAGAACCACAAGACCTATCACCCGCATATAACGCGAACTATTGGTATTTAGATTCTACCAACAAAACTGAGTTAGGATTTCGCTACTTAGTTTCAGTAGTTGACACCACGTTAACTGAGACAATAGGCACGTACTCACTTCGACCAATACCGACTACTTCGTATGGTGAGGTTGATGTTGCTAAGCTATTGCAAACTGCATTAGATATAGACTTTCAACCTACATTAGAATTTTACAATGCAAACAAACATATACTAAACTATCGAATTGATGTTGACGAGGAGTATTTTGTTAACCATCCAATGAGCGGTTATGGCTTTGCGGGTAGTTCAAACTGGAGTGAGTGGGGCAATCCCGCAATTAACCCTAACGGATTAGCACGCACAAGAATTACACACGCTACTGAACCGCCTTATGTGGCTGGTGACATAATTAACATTGTGCAAAATGTAGGCATATTTAACAGGACAGAATTAGAGGGTATTCAAACTGTGTTAGACGTTGAGCAGATAGGCGGTGTATGGTCAACTATATTAGCGTTACCATGGATAGGTGGGGGAACGAGTTTAAACTCAGGGATAACAAGTTATGCAGACGGTCAGAAGACAATTATAGGGGGTATTAGTTCAAGCGTAAAAAATGCGTTTAGAGGAGCGTTTTCGTTTATGACCTACGGCAACTATGACCATGAAACATACGAATTAAATTCACCTTTGAAAAAACTGCTCACAACGTTACCTACTAATGTACGTATCTCACGCAATAACCCTACATGGCTAGCGGGTTACTTTACATCGTTAAATAATAGGGTTGTGTTTAATATAGGGGGAACATTGTACAGATACAATTTAGGGAGCATTCTAGGATTGATTAACTTTAACGTATTACCAAGCGATGACAATATAACAGAAGAGTTTGTTTTAGGTGCTTGGATTCCTTTTGCTGGCGGTTTGGATTTATCGGAAGTAGATAGCTACACCGTGCAAATAAGGTTATCTGATGACACCGAGTTAAGCGAAAAGGTTACAGTAAACTTATACGATGAATGCGACTATTTTGAGACAGTAGATGTGTGCTTTTTGGATAGGCTTGGCAGTTGGGTAACAATACCATTTAACAAAGCGTTAAGGCTAAACACAAGTGTTGAGCGTAAAATAACAAGACGTAAATATGGCAATTTTGCAGACGGTCAATGGCAATACAACACAACTGATTCAGGCGCTGAAAATTATCACGTTGCTGAAACTTTGACCTTTTCAATTACAACGGGGCAACTTAATGAGGCAGAAAGTCAGTACATGAAAGAACTACTAAGCACACCTAAAGCGTTTGTTAGTTTCAATAGCGGTGAATGGCAAGCAATGAACATACAAAACACAACACTAGCGTTACCTAAGAAAAGAACGGATAGAGAGCGCAAAGCTACGATTGACTTTACTATGAGTGTTCAAGATGAAATAAACGGATAATGACAAGAATACAATTAGACACAGGTTACATTGAGTTACGCGAAGATGTTAACTTTCCTATTACTTTGGCATTTGCTGACATCAAAGAGAATGGTGCGAGGTCTGGAGGGTTTAGTAAAGTATTAGAGGTTGAGGGTTCAGCGAATAACGAAAACATAATTGGTAAGTATTTTGATGTTGATCTATCTAATGACAATTTTGACCGCAATAAGAAAACAACGTGTACAGTTATCCAAAACGGAACGGAAATATTTACGGGGTTTATTCAGCTTGTGGAGGTGGCAAGGATAAACGCGGTTAGGGGTACTAATCAAAAGGCTGTTAATTATAAGATTGCTGTGTTTGATGAGGTGGCTAACTTCTTTTTAGCAATGGGTGATAAGGAATTGACCGAGTTAGACTTCAGCGATTATGGTCACGTGTTTAACCGCGCTAACATTATAGCCAGTTGGGATAATACTGAGGGGTACATATACCCACAATTTGCAAAGGATGACAACGTATATACACTAAGAGACTTCAAACCTGCTATCTTTGAATTAGACTATATTAAGCGTATATTTGCTTCCAATGGTTATACGTTTACATTTGACCAAGCTACTGACAATGATATACGATTGCACAAGCGTATAATACCATTCAACGGTAAAAACAAAGATGAGGATATAGGCAACTTTTTGAAACAAAAGTTTACAGTAATTGGAGAGGATGAAGCGCTATCGTTTACCATTACAGAAAGCAACATAGCTACATATCCGAGTGGATGGCTTCCAATGTATGATTATCTTTTAGGGTCTGCGGTTCGAGGTTACACAACGGCAATAAATAGCAAGGCAATACTAAACAACATATTTGCAGACGCGCAAAATCAATACAACGCTGTTACTAATAACATAGTTAACTTAGCTGGCAATGGTCGTACATGGACGTTTCTAACATCATACGATTATAGCGTAAATGTACGAGGTCAACAAGGCGGTACACCTATAACATGGGAAGTAATATTCACAAGTGCGGGTGCTTCACGTTGTGAGGTTAATCTATCGTTAGTTATTCAATCGTTAACAGACGCTAACAAAAGATTAATCATTGATTCAGGGACAGCGGTAGAAACGTATAACGCGGGGACAACATACACGTATGGCTCATCGTTTGAGTTATTAGGTAGTGGGTCAAATGCTAGTATTGGCTCTTTAGGGTTGTTTGATGCGTCCGAGGAGTTTGATATAAACGCAATTATAACCGCTAGATACTTTGATGCTAATGGTAACTTAATACCTAACTCAGGAGGTTTTTCAACAGTAAACTCATTAACCACAAACGACCTTACTATACAAGTTCCTTGTAGATTTTTAGATATTGCAGGGGATAATGACCCTGTTAGATTAGAGTTTGAAATAGAAATAAGTAACCTACAATTTCAAGCAGTACCCGACATTGAGGAGTTAGTACAAGGCGCAAATATTGACCCTACTTCATTCATTCCTAAAAAGATTAAGCAACGTGATTTAATTAGTAGCGTGTTTAAGTCGTATAATTTAGTGGCAAGTCCTGACCCTAACGATGAGACAAACATTATCTTAAAGACTAGAGACAGATATTATGACGATGGCGAAGAGTGGGATTGGAGTAGAAAACTAGACGAGCAACAAAACAATACAATTACGTTTTTATCTAACTCAGTAAAGAGAGAGCAACGGTACAGATATAAAGCGGACAAAGATATTATTAACCAGACCTATCAAGACGAGTTTAATCTAACTTATGGTGAAACGCAAATACGATTAGATAACGAATACACAACAAGCGAAGACGTAAAAGAGTTAATCTATTCACCGACACCAACAGTACAAGGGGGAATAACAATACTTCCAAGTATTAACGGCGCTGTGCCTGAAAACAATATAAGGGTGCTATTAAACAATGGAACGCGCAACGTAACAGCATACCCGTTTTATGATGATGTACTTCCAAACGCTAACACTTTAGCAATGATAGGGGAGTGCTTAGATACTTCTATGTTTGACAATGATGTACAACCTAGTTTCAGTATTTTGTTTGATAGTCCTAAAGCGTTATTTCATGGCTTTCAAACTGGTCAAACTAGTAACTATCTTTACAACTTACATCACAAACGAGAGTTAACGACAATTAACTTAGGCAAAATGTTAACGGGTTACTTTGACCTAACTGAACGCGACTTTCAAAAGTTGTCTAAGCGTTTAGACTGGAAGATATTTATCAAAGATAATGGATGGTTCTACATATCCAAGGTACACAATTACAACGGGGTTGTTAGGACGTTAACAAAGGTTGACTTAGTTACGGCTGATGACAACACACAAATGAAGTTTAAGCAACCTATTCTACCCGTTGCACCATCCAAGGCAACCGAAGCAACTAAGACTTATTTACAACAAATCAACTCAGATACTAATATCTTAATAGGCAACTTTGCTAACTATGTAAGCGGTAAGTATAATCTAGTAGTTGGTAAAAATGTAAACATAAGCGGTAACAATAACAAGGTGTTAAGCGACAATGTTACATTGATAGGGAGTAATAACAATGTACCTACAGGGATGAGTGGCTCAAAGGTGTTGGGAGATAACCAAACGATAACTAAGTTAGGCACTTATGTACAGGGTGATAATGTAGCCAAGGCAGTATTTAAAGCTGGCGATGTTAACCAAGTGGGAGTTTTAGCGCCTACATTAGTTGAGCAATCTGATTCAATCGGTCTTACATCGTTCATACGTTTTTCAGCGGGGGTATATGAATTGATTTTTGCAACTGATGTATTTTTAAACAAAACATTAAACTGCATGATAAGCAATGCGGAAACGGATATAATAACAACCATATCAAAAAGAAGTGATAACGTTGTACGTATAACAACGAGTGATCTTTCAGGGGTATTGGTAGATGATAAATTAACACACGGAAGTATTAACATTGAGGTATATTAACCATGGCAGAAACTAACATAATTAATTTTAAGATACAAAGCGATGATGCTAGTATTGAAGGAACGCGTAAAAAAATAGAAGAGTTAAAGTCAGTGATGTTGCAGACCTCTGATGTTGACACGTTCAACAAGTTAGCATTAGAGGCGGGGTCACTAGAAACGGAGATAAAAAGAG